AAACAAGATCTATATTTGCATACAAAGACTATACAACAGGAAAAGTAATTGATTTGGATGCACTTCCTTCTGGTCCTCCAAGTTTAGCTGAACAAGAAATGGCTGGCGGAATTATGTTTGTTGATGAGCAAAACATGGGAAAATACGAGGCCAAGTTTCAAGAAGGTGAACAGCTTTTTGATCGATTAATAGATGCAAGAGATTTAATTTTAGAAAACCCTGACGTTGTAGGTTTTTTAGCTGAGATGCAGCAAAAACTTGGCCCAATGGCCTTAAACTTAAACACTATATTTGAAAGATTTACAGGAACAGATGCCTTGGAATCCTTAAGCCCAGGTTTAGTTGAACAACTAAGGGATCCTGATTTACAGAGAATTGATCGATTACAACAAGAGATTACCGATAAATACGCCGCTTATATGCAAAGACCATTATCTGTTAGAGATCGTGTTGCTAAAATTTTAGAACAATACAGAGGTAAATTAAAAATAGAAGGCTTTACAGATCCGACTGTAGCCATAAATGCTTTAGACGATGTTATCGGAGCGGTTGCAGAACAACAAGATTTCTATAAAAAAATTATGAAAAAAGATTACCTTGGGTCTTTTACAGAAAAAGCTACTTCTCCGACAATTATAGCTAGAGAATATGGTGTTAAACCTTTTGATCAAAGAGTAATTCAGGCACAGGAGGCAATAAAATTATATCCAGATAGAAAAATGGATATACTAATGTTGTTAGAACAAGATTTGAAGGGAGAGTAAAATGGCTCCTAATAAATATATACAAGAACTTTTTGGTAAAGAAGAAGAGCTAACTAAAGAAGAAAAAGAGAAAAGAAAAAAAGAACTAGAAGCCTCTTCAGAAGAGAAAGCTCCATTATCTCTTTCTTATTTTAGTTCTCCAGCGACCAGTGCTGTTTTAGATATTTTACAAAGAGAAGAAGGAGAAGGACCAGGAAGAACAACTGCTAAAGGTTTAGCAAAATTTGGTTTTGATGAAACTTTTTTAGAAGCCATTGGATCTGCCGGAGGTATGGCAGCCTATTTAAAATTACTAGCACAAAATCCTGGAGCGTTAACAAAGGTCAGTGCTAGAATTCCTTTTATTCCTAAAACTCCTATTGGATTACTTGGTGTTTTTTTAGCGGATACTATCGGAGCTACCACAGGAGCTATTCTTTCTAAATTAGAACAAGGTGGATTTGAAGAAAGAACACAAGATGTAGAAAGCTTTTGGGAACAAGTCGCTATCGCTCAAGAAATTTTGGGGGAAGAGATAAAGGAAAATGCTTTTTTTGCTGCTCTTGGACCTATTCTTCAAGGAGTATTAATACCGTTTAGAAAATTCATAGCAGGAGTAAAAGAGCCAGGTAAACAATATTATGAAAAAGCAGCTAAATATTTAGAAGGCAGAGATAATTTTTCTATGGCTGAAGTTGGAGAAGGCCCTGGAGCAAAAATTTTAAGTAGATTAATACAGACTTTTGGTCAAGTGCCTATTATTGGTACACCTTTGACAGAAACAGCTAAAAGAAGATCAATTGCTCTTACTGAAATTTTTGGAGATTTCGTTAATAAAGTAGGAAGAAAAAGAGATATCAATGAATTAAGTGAAGATATTTTTGTAAAATCTGCTGAGTCTTTTAAAAAATTTAAAGAAATAGTAGGAAAATTAAAGAACAATGTTTTTGCTGCTGAGAAAAAAGCCATTGAAGCTGCGGGACCAAGGTTCACTAAAAATATTCCAACCAATCGATTTACTGATTTTTTAGAAAACTATACTCAAAAATTAGAAAGAGCTTATGGTGGAGGAAAACCTTTAGCGGAGGGAATGTCTGGTTACAATGAATTTTATGCTTTTGCAAAAAAGTTTTTTTTACCTAGTTATAGAAACTCCAGAGTAAGTTTTGAAACTTTTCAAGACGTTATTTTACCTGAGTTAAGAAAAACAACAGAAATAGCTATCAAAAATAATCAAGTTGGATTTAATATGAAAACGTTGAATGATGCTTTTTCTTCTTATAACAAATTAATCGAAGATATTGTGGATCCTCAAAAAGTAAAAGGATTTAGCGAACTTTCTCCCGAAGCTCAAAACGCCTTAAAATTATATAGTGATTCAATCAAAGAATATAAGTCCGGTTATGCTGTATTAAAAAGACCCTTTGAAAGAGTTTTAGCAGGAGATATATCTAAAGTAGACAAACTTTTATTTGATTCTGGAAGAAAAATAAATCAAGAGGAGCTGAGAAGATATGTTGATGACATAGTTTCTCCTCTATTAAAAAAACTTACGCCAAGAGCTGTTGATGATTTAAAGGTTTTAGTGGGAGGAGATAAAGCTTTAGTAGGAGAATTAGTTAGAGCTTATATTGAAAAAGGAATTAAGGCTTCTACGACCACCACTACATCAAAAGGTCTTATGGGCGGAAAGACAGAA